TGCGGCAGGTGCCGTTTCATTTGCCTGGCGGAGTGAAGTACGTTTGTGACTTTTGCATTTTTGAGTCTGGTGGATCCATTAGGTGGGTTGACGTTAAAGGCGTCGACACTCCGATGTCCAAGATGAAGCGCAAGCAGGTGGAGGAGCTTTACGCGCCGATCGTGATCGAGGTCGTGAAGTCATGATGCGCGAGCCCAAAATATTGCGATGCAAGCGCTGTGATTCAGAATTCATCGCAAAGACGTCAAATCAAATTTTTTGTTCGCATCGATGCAAGGCACCGCTTGTCGAGTCTTACTTGCGCCGTGTCGGTGAGATGCAGACGATCACGCATGAGTGCAGGCAATGTGCCAAAGAATTCTTGAAGCGAGTCACGAGCCCTGGGCAATTTTGCTGCAGTCAAGATTGCTACCGGGAATACGTCAAGCGCACACAACGCGCCTCAAAACCGTTACGGGATTGCAAGATATGCGGGTCGGAATTCCACTACACGGGGCATTCGGCTCACACGTGCAGTCTGGCGTGCAAGACCGCGTATTATGAAAAAAAAGGCATAAAGTGTTATACGATAAGGTGCGAGTGTGGAGCCGAGATGCTTGCTCGCGCAGACTCGAAATCGCTCAAGAGTAAACGATGGATTTGCCACCAATGCCTTTACTCGACCGCCAAGACGATCAATTGCGATAAATGCGGATTGCGGACGCGAAGCTTTGGTGGCCGCACAAAATGCATCTCCTGTGAACAGGGTGCTGAAAAGAAGCCAGTCGTCAAGTGCGATCTGTGCGAGGCAGTCATCAGGCGACCTGGCCATACTCGGTGTACCTATTGTCAGGAGCGTCCGCGCCAGCAAAATCTTCCTCGCGCCAAGGCAAAGGCCGAGAAAATTATACCGCCATCATATCCTAGCTATCCGTGCGCGAGCTGCAGGGCTGGAAAGCCAAACCCTGCGTCGGATATAGGGTGGGAGTGCTTGAGGAGTGCTACGGTTTGCAAGCCGTGGGCGGGGGCAATATTGCATGAGCAGCGATAGAAGGCAGTGCAAACTATGTAGGCGGTATTTTATCACACCAGGCAATCGCGCGTATTGCAGTACAAAGTGCAATCGGGCTAAAAAAAATGCTCCGCGCGACACATCAGTATCCATCACCGTCAAGCCTGTACCATGTGGTCGCTGCAAGTGGGGCACTAAAAATGATCAGGCTTGGCTTGGCTATGTGTGCGAGCTGAACGCTGCCGTTTGCCGTCCGAGATATGACGCAAGGCTACTTGAGGAGGTGGTCACGTGAGTACCGAGAGGAGATGCGCACAATGTGGGCGTGGATACGTGATGCGTGGCAGGAGCGCAGAAATGAAGCTGTGCGCGTGGTGCTGGGAGGCTTGGGCGGCATCGCGCGACTGTCACAATTGCCGGCACGGCGTGCTATCCTCGACACCGGGCGAAGGACGTGTCGTAGACGGTTCAGCATACCTGTGCGGTATCTGGCGCACGCTTCTCTGTCAGCCGGGGAGGGCAAGCGCGCTATGGATGCCGATGACCGAGACGAAATAGATATCAGCGATTGGTTTCTCAGCGCGGTGGCAGCTGAGGATGAAGCGCTCGCGATCTGGATTGACAGGGTGTGTCTGTGTGTGACGGTACACGAGGAGGAGCTGCTACTACAGATTATTCTGGAGGAATCGGATGCGCGCGAGCTACTGCGCGATGACAAATCGATGCGGCTGATCGAGTACGCGGCAACAATTGTCCACGACGACATGGAGTGTCACGTGACCTGGGCGACAAAAAAGAAAGGCAAAAAAAAATGACATTGACCGAGTATCAAGACGACGCAAAGAGAACAGCATCGCCTAATGGCGACGATAAAGAGCTGCTAATATCCGCTTGCGGGCTCGCTGGTGAGACCGGTGAGGTCGTCGAGTTGATAAAAAAATATGTGGGGCACGGAAAGACACCGAGCCCGACGCGCATCAGTGAGGAGCTCGGTGACGTACTCTGGTACGTCGCAGATATAGCCAGCCGCTATGATTTGAATCTCGACGGCATCGCCGCAAACAATATCCGCAAGCTTCGCGAGCGTTACCCTGATGGTTTTAATGGTGGTGCGGTTTATCATTCTAGTGATAGTCGTCCGACCACGGTCTTGCGCGACCTACTGGCCGACGCACTGGCCGAGGTGGAGCGCCTTGACTGGTCGGGGCGAGACCGGAATACGCTGCACCAGCTGCGTGACAGCATCGGCAATGCGACCCACTGGGCGAAGCAAATCTAAGGAAAAAACCATGAAACAAACCGCATCATCTGAATTTTTATTCGCAGCGCTGACGGCGTGCCGCGAGGCGCTAGACGAGCTAGCCGCAAAGTCCGAAGGATACGGCAGTGAGCTGGTCTATCAGATGGCACACCGGCTGGATGCCATACGCGAGATCGCCGAGGACTATGCGCATTATGTGAGGACGCCATGAGCACAGATGTTATCGACGTGCTTGACCACGGGTTTGTCCGCCTGGTCGATTCAATGGGGGACGACGCGAGCGTGGTGCGTGCAGCCCGCGTCTCATACGATGCCGGCACCAAGACGCCGGAAGAGGATGCCCGCCTCATCCGCTACTTGATGCGCAATCAGCACACATCACCGTTTGAGCAGGTGGTGCTGGTGTTCCACATCAAACTGCCGCTGTTCGTGTTCGCCCAGCTTGCGCGGCATCGGACAGCGCGTCTGAACGCTCAATCTGCCCGGTACACGACGATGACGAATGACTTTTACCTACCCGGTCCGGACCAAATGCGAGGGCAGGGTACGGGCAATAAACAGGTCGGCGATGGAATTTTGACTGAAGAGGTATCGCGCAAGGCTGCCAGTGAGATGCGTTGGATTAGCCACCGGGCATACAACACGTACCTGGAGCTGCTTGAGATGGGCGTCTGCCGCGAACAGGCGCGGATGGTCTTGCCGCAGAATCTGTACACACAATGTTTCTGGCAGATGGACCTCCACAATTTGCTGCGGTTCATCGAGCTGCGTGATCACCCGCACGCGCAGCACGAGATTCGAGTTTACGCTCAGGCTTTGCTTCAGATCGCAGATGGCATCGCGCCAGTGAGCGTGGCGGCGTGGAGGGAGCGTGTACGACCAGGCGGATAATTCTTCGTGCAAATAATAATAAAGTTGTTGACAATTGTGCTAAGTTGTTATATTATTAAAAGTGTCAGGGGAACATCACAGAGGAGAACAAAAATGATTCTTATCGATTACCACACCGCCGAGACAATCAGAGAGATGAGCGAGTCAGAAAGCGTTAAATACCTCGCGATGATCGAAGATGATTGGACCCACACCGGTGCTGTTGATGGGGCGGAATTCGGATACAAAGGTACCGTTTACGCAGAATAGTCAATGCTTGCCGAGCCGGCGGGCAATCCGGCGTGAGGAGAACAAATAAACAATGCGTGACAGTGTCAAGAGAAAAAATGTTAGTCGCACTTACCGGCATGAAATGCGCGGTGAAAGTGCACAGCGGTGCATTGGGAAAATAGAAAAGGGATGCGAAATATTCGGTATAACAAAAGGTGATTTTTCGATGATCGATATTTTGCGTCATATCGTCCGGGAAATTGGTCCGTGTCATATAGACATCGGGACATGGACTGCGGCGAGCGCGGATATCCAGATAGCCTTTGACATGCTGAAAGATGACGACATTCTGTCTATGCGATGGCTTGTGGATCGTAGTTTTCCGCAGCGCCAAGAGAAATACTACGCAGCTCTTTTAAATCGGTTCGGGGAAAATAGTGTTCGTCTGGCTCGGTTCCACGCAAAATTCATCCATCTTCACAACGATAAGTTTTCTGTCGCTGTCAGGACTAGTATGAATTTGAATTTGAACCAACGAATTGAGTTTTACGAGGTATCTGAAGGGACGCAAATCAGTGGATTTCTGAAAGAAATAACTGATTTTCATTTTGCTCAGCCCTCGGAGGATAGTTATGAGGCGTTTAAAAGATTTAATCTGGATGGTGGAGAAAAGAAAAATTCTAATGATTGGGCAGCAATTGAATTTAGTGGGCTTTGAGGCTCAAGGAGAAGAAGATGCGAGCCGAGGCTTTTTGGGGAATCGATCACAAAGAATCCATCCCGATGACTGCGGAAGGTGAGACGATCGAGGAATGCATCGCTAAGTTTGTGAATGTGATCGAGCAGGTGGCACCAGGTGGCAAGTGGTACCCGCTCAAGACTTGGGTTAATGGCGAAGAAGTTGTGCTTCATCACGCTGATGCGTTCAGAAAAGTTTTCACGCTGGATGATTCGGTTGTGGTGGCATACTAGATTGGATGAGGAGAACACGATGGATGACTGGATGGACGCTTACCGGGTCGAGTATGAGGTGTCACCACGCGAGGAGAAAGAGTGGCACGATGCTTGGATGGACGTGATTTCGGTGGTTGTGGCGTACTAGAATTGGCTGAGGAGAACACGATGAAAAAATCTGATGAATCAAAACACGACGAGCAGGAAGCGAAGGATGCGCTAGCTTATGAATTGAGACAGGCCGCGCAGGACGCGGAAGATGAGATTGCGCAAGCGTGGTTTGACTTGCGAGACTGGATGGCGGCTGGTAACAGGCTGAACGTTAGCCAGCAGCGGGCTCATATTATTGTCGAAAGCAAAGAAGCCGACCAGGCGGTCTGCCATTGGACTGACTGGCACATGCTGGCGTGCGAAACGGAATTGCATCCAGACGGCCGCAAACTGGTGCGTGCCGTTTCGGATGCTGCGATGCGGCTTGAAAATGCGGATAAAGATTTACATGACTACAGCGTCTACCACATTTTCACACGCAGCTTTGGCGCGATGCTGAGTGGAACAGGTGACGTAAAAAGAATGAACAGGACATTCGATTCGCTGACGATCGCTGTCCATCACATGCGTACAGAGATGTTGTGTGACTGCTCGGACAGCGGAACGGCAGTCGCGTACATTTATCACGGTAGCAAGCAGTTTGGCTTTGACGCCGATGGAAACTTTACAGGTGAAGAGCCAGACGTGACGCTTGTTATCAGCGATTCGCTGATCAAGCGCAACTACAATTTTAGCGACATCACAGTTACTGGTGTGATGCAGCAACCGTTTGTGGAGGTGGTGTGATGCAGGATTACGAAGAAGAATTTAAGCGGGCGGTTGATTTGTTTTTCAACGCCTACGAGGTTTTGTTGAAGCTGAGAGAGGATACATGGATTCATCCGATGTATCGTGCGCTAATTTACTCGCACGAAGAGCGGATAAAGCCGGGCATTTGGGACGTGCTTTCGTCAATGGATTTGATTCACCCGTTGTTGCGCAAGGCAGCGAAAGAAGTGTCGTATTATGCGCATTTGGTAAAAAAAGAGCGTGATGAAAAACTGCCAGAACCAAGCAAAAAACAGGCTTCTTGGGAGCCATTTAAAATTCCTAAGTCATGAGTAGTGGAGGTAAAGTGATGCAAGTTGACATCAGGCCGATAAAAGGCATCAAGACAGCCAAGTACAATCCACGCAAGATAAGTGACCAGGCGCTTAAGTCGCTAAAACAAAGCATTGAGCGGTTTGGTTTTGTGGATCCAGTCATCGTCAATGACCGAACTGGCGTACTTGTTGGCGGGCATCAGCGCATCAAGGCAGCCAAGGAGCTGGGGTTGGAGTCCGTGCCGGTGGTTGGCGTCAATCTTGATGAGGGCGAGGAGAAGGCGCTGAATGTCGCGCTGAACAAGATTAGCGGTGAGTGGGATTTGGACTTGTTGAGGGGCGTTCTGGAGGACGTGCAGGCGGCAGGGCTGGACTTGAGTTTGACCGGGTTCGCGGAGAATGAGTGGCTTGCAATCAGCGGAGAGGAGTTTGTGCCGGATTTTCAGCCAGACGATTCGTCAATTGGCAAACTAGACGAAAAGAAGATGGTAACTTGCCCGAAGTGCAATCATGACTTTACGCCTTGATTTTTGCTCAGCCGAAGCGGCGCGTTTTGCTTGCGAAAAGTGGCACTACAGCAAGAGCTTGCCAGCGGGCAAGAGCGTAAAAATTGGCGTGTGGGAAAATGAAAAATTCATTGGTGCTGTCATTTTTTCGCAAGGAGCAAACCGAAATATCGCAAGACCGTACAGTCTAAAAATGCACCAAGTGTGCGAGCTGGTACGTGTAGCACTCACGAAACACGTGGCACCAGTGAGCAGGATCATGGCAATATCACTTAAGATGGTCAAAAAAACTTGCCCAGGTCTTCGCTTGATTGTCAGTTATGCTGATTGTGACCAAAATCATCATGGCGGTATCTATCAAGCGACGAATTGGGTTTATGTCGGGATGACTGCCATTGACATAACATCATTTTTAATTGATGGAAAAAAAACACATCCCAGAACAATTGCGGGACTATTTGGGACTAACAAAATTGATGTCTTGAAAAAAAAATGCAAAAATATTCAAATGCAAAAATCAATCGGCAAGCACAAGTATCTTATGCCGCTCGATGATGAAATGGCTGGAATTATTGCCAAAAAAGCGTTACCATATCCGAAACGCGCGCCAGTGGTGCAAGAGTAGCATACCAAACATCCGTTTGGTGATGGCGGTGCAAGTCCGACCCTGGCGCTTAATGGAGAACACATGCCTGGCAAACGCACTCCTGAGCTTGATGAAAACGCACTGCGGCAGGTCGAAGAGCTGGCCGGGTATGGCCTCACAATGGGCCAAATTGCAGCCGTCTTGGGATTCAGCGAACGCACTTTGCACAACAAAAAAACAGACGAACTTGTTGCAGCCATACAGCGCGGCAAAGCGAAAGCCGCGGCTATTGTTGGCAAGTCTTTATTTGGTCGCGCCAAAGATGGAGACGTTCCTGCAATCCGCTGGTGGGAGATGACGCGCGAGGGCCGCTCGGAAAAAACCCAGACCGAAGCCACAGTGGAGGTAATAAACGATGGTCAGACTGAAGCCCGCCTGGCTCGACTCGTTGCACAGATTGCCTCCGAGATTGAGGCGCGAGATAATACCGAAGCTGCTGCTGAGCTTGAGCCCGGACGATCAAGCGATCCTAGCGTATGACTGGCTGTGCGTCGGTCGGGTAGACCAGCTGCCGCCTGAGCTTGACTGGACGTGCTGGCTTATCAAAGCGGGTCGTGGATGGGGCAAGACGCGTTGCGGTGCTGAATGGGTGCGGATGATCGCTGAGTCTACTCCGAACGCGAGAATCGCCCTTGTGGGGCCGACGGCAGCGGACGTGAGGGACGTAATGATTGAAGGCGAGTCAGGCATCCGTGCTATCGCCCCACCGTGGGCCGTGCCTCATTACGAGCCCTCCAAGCGGCGCGTTACGTGGCCGAACGGGGCGATGGCTGTTGCCTACTCGGCTGACGAACCAGACCGGCTTCGTGGGCCACAGCATACGCACGCTTGGTGTGACGAGGCCGCGGCGTGGCGCTACCCTGACGCGTGGGACATGCTGATGATGGGCCTCCGGCTGGGCCAGCGCCCGCAAGTTGTCGTGACGACCACGCCAAAGCCCGTGGCGTTGATGCGCTCGATTGAGTCAACGCCTGGAATCGTGATCACCCGTGGGCGAACGATAGACAACGCGATTAACCTCGCACCCACATTCCTAACGGCTTTGATGGCACGTTACGAGGGCACCCGACTAGGTAGGCAAGAGCTGGAGGGTGAGGACCTTGTCGATAATCCTGACGCCTTGTGGAGCCGCTCAGGACTGGATGATCGCAGGGCGAGGATGGAACCACAGCTGGCGCGCGTGGTGGTGGCCATCGACCCGGCAGTGACGTCACGTGACGACAGTGACGAGACTGGTATCATCGTGGCTGGTGTTGGCGTTGATCGACGCGGGTACGTGCTGGCCGACCTCTCGGGACGATACAAGCCTGACGAGTGGGCAAGGATCGCGATCGGGGCGTACCACGAGTACAAGGCGGATAGGATTGTGGCTGAAAGCAACCAAGGCGGTGAGATGGTACAGCACGTGCTTAGGACGGTGGATGTTGACGTTCCGTTGCGGCTGGTTCACGCGAGTCGTGGCAAGGTGGCCAGAGCGGAGCCGGTGGCGGCACTCTACGAACAGGGCAAGGTGTCACACGTCGGGAGTCACGCGAAGCTGGAGGACCAGCTGTGTACTTGGCAGCCTGGTATGGCCTCGCCTGACAGGATGGATGCGTTGGTTTGGGCCATGAC